TGGTTAATGTTGATGCCACAGGCAGTAAAGTGCGGGGGGATTCACCTGGCGGCGAGCAATTAGGTAAAGCCTTAAGTGCTGCGGTGCAGGCTGAATTAATTAAACAACGCAGACCAGGAGGACTGTTGAACTAATGGCAACCTTTACATACATCTCAGATTTTGGTGCTGCGATTAATAGCAAGCCATCAGTGACAGTAGTGAAATTTGGCGATGGGTACGAAAAACGTCAAGCATTTGGTATCAACCAGAATTTAAAAAGTTGGTCTTTACAATTTAGCAACCGCACCAATACCGATGCAGATGGCATTGAGGCATTTCTTGATGCTAGAGCTGGTGTGGAATCATTTGATTGGACAGCACCATCTGGCGGCGCATACAAATATGTATGCCGCGAATGGAGTAGGACGTTAGAAAACTATAATAATAATACAATCCAAGCGACATTTGAACAGGTAGCAGAGCCATGAGCGTACCAGTATCTGAACTACAAAAGCTGGCCCCATCAGCAATTATTGAATTATTTGAAATACATCTGGTTACGGCGATACATGGGGCTAATACTGTATTTAGATTCCATTCAGGTACAAATGCAATCAATAACGGCAATATTGTGTGGGCTGGCAATACTTATATAGCCTTCCCAATCGAAGCGACAGGATTTGAGTACAACGGTAATGGTCAACTGCCAAGGCCAAAATTAGTTGTAAGTAATATCCTGCGATATGTCACAAGTTTATTATTGGTTGTAAATGAAACAAGCCCAGGCAATGATTTGAATGGTGCTAAGTTTATTCGTATTCGCACTTTAGCGCGTTATCTTGATGCTGCTAATTTTACTGGAGGTAATGCTAATGCAGATCCTACTGCTGAATTTCCTAGGGAGATTTACTATCTAGATCGTAAGGTAACAGAATCGCGTGAATTTGTAGAATGGGAATTGGCAGCAGCATTTGACCTGGTAGGGGTAAGGGCACCAAAGCGGCAATGCATTGCTAATTTATGCCAGTGGGTATATCGCTCTGCAGAATGTACTTATACAGCAGCAACATATTTTGATGCAAATAATAACCCAGTTGGGTCTGCTGCTTCTGATGTATGTGGCAAACGGCTAACCAGTTGCGCCACTAGGTTTGGCGTTTATGCGCAATTGCCTTTTGGTTCTTTCCCTGGGGTAGGTTTATTTGCGCAATGAACTGGCAGTACGCTGCTTTAAATTACGCTAAGGCCGCAGCCCCAAAGGAATCATGTGGGCTAGTGGTAAATCACAATGGCTTGGAAGTGTATTGGAATTGCCGTAATATTGCAGATGGCTTAGATTGCTTTATCATTGATCCAAGCGATTGGGCTCACGCGGAGGATACCGGCGCAATCATGGCAGTAGTTCATAGCCACCCTAACCAATCACCGGAACCTAGCAGCATGGATATTGCAGCTTGTGATCGCAGCCAATTGCCGTGGCATATCGTTAATCCTGCTAATGGAGCTTGGCGTAAATGCCTGCCATTGGTTGGTAGGCAATGGGAATGGGCAGTAAGCGATTGCTGGACATTAGTACATGATTGGTATTTAATGCATGGCCTTATGTTGCCAGATTGGGAGCGTCCATCACTAGAAGAATTTGAGGCGCAACCTTTATTCGATGGATTATGGGAAGCGGCTGGCTTCCATGAGTTGGCTGCTGATGCATTGCTATTACCTGGCGATGCGTTACTGATGCATATTGGCGATCAACAGCTAAATCATGTTGGTGTGTTTATTGGTAATGGGATGATGCTGCACCATTTACGCGATCATCTAAGCGAAAGGGATCATTGCAGGCCAGGGCTAACGGGCCGCAGGTTGCGCCATGCTGAAGCGAGTAAACTGGTAGCAGGAGCTGGATGGTGATGCTACGAGAGATCCGAGTTTATGGTGAATTAGCTAAGTTTATGGGCGTGCGGTCATTTATGGCAGAAGCGCGTGATGTAGCAGAAGCGGTTAGGTATTTAATGGTGAATTTTGCAGGTTTAGAATGCCATATGGTTCAAAATGATTATCGGATATTAGTTGGTAGCTATAGCATCGGGGAAGAAGAAATCAGCCATCCTATCGGGCAGAATGTCATACGCATAATTCCAGTAGTAGCAGGAGCTGGCGGCAGCGGCCTAGGTAAAGTTTTGGCTGGCGTGGCAATTATTGGTTTAAGTATTTTGACCGCAGGTGCATTTGGTTTCGCTTTGGGTAGCGCTACTGGCATTGGTACGTTTGCCACTATTGGTGTTGGCATTGGTGCCAGCCTTGCATTAAGTGGTGTAGCCCAGATGCTTACACCAGTACCAAAAATTGCACCACCATCAGCGATGAGTGGCTATTCACCAACTTATACAGCGCAAACAATGCGAGAATCTGAAATGGATCCACAGAAATCATATTCTTTTAACGGGGTACAAAATACCTCAACGCAAGGCACACCAGTGCCAATTATTTATGGCGAGACAATTGTTGGGTCAGTTGTTATATCAGCTAATGTCTCAACCCAAGAGGTGGTGTAATGCCTTCAGCCGCTGAGATAACGCTTGCAATGAACCTAAAGGGTTCAGCCCAAGCAACTTATGTATCGCTACTCAAACAGCAAGATCAAGCGCAAGCGCAAGCAGAAGCCAATAGACCACGCACGCCAACACGTACAGCAGATAGTTTAGCCAGTACGCAATATGCAACCTTCCTAGACTTGCTTAGCGAAGGCGAAATTGAAGGTTTTCCATCCGCAGCAGGGCTAACCAAAGGCACGACTGCATATAATATTGCGGCATTAAAGGACATTTATTTAAATAAAACAGCAATTTTAAGAGCAACTGCTGATCTAAATAATGTGCAGCCCGTTGATTATAGTTTCCAAAATGTAACCATTGAACCGCGTTATGGCACACAAGCACAAACCTACATTCAAGGCTATGGCGATATTAGCGAACCTGTGCAGGTTAATTCAGTTGTACAACAAGCAACACCAGTTACACGGACGGTAACAGATGTAAATGTAAATGGTGTTGTGATCACGATAACAGTACCAGCATTGCAAGAATTTAATTCGCAAGGTGATATTTTAGGTTCAAGCTTTTCGTTTACTATTGCATTGTCTTATGCCGGCGGTGCATTTACTACCGTAGCAACTGAGACAATTAGTGGCCGTACTGCTGATTCTTACCAGCGTGATTATAGGGTTGATTTTACAACCGGTTGGACTAGCTCGGTTGCAATAAAAATTACAAGGACGACTGCAGATAGTACAGATCCTGCAACATTAGTAAACGCATTCCAATGGACATATTATCAAGAAATTACATACCAAAAGCTTACTTACCCTAATAGCGCCATTGTTGCAATTAAGTTTGATGCGCAGCAATTTAGCTCATTACCAAGCCGGTCATATCGCATCCGTGGCGTCAAGGTGCGGGTGCCAACTGGTATCACCGTAGATCAAACCAATGGCCGGATTATTTATCCTGGTGGGTACACATTTAATGGCACACTGACAGCAGAAAATGCGCGTGTATGGACATCTGATCCGGCCTGGATATTGTTTGATTTGCTTACCAATACAAGGTATGGATTCGGGCAGCATATAGCGGATGCACAGCTTGATAAACCTGCTTTCTATGCTGCATCAGCTTATGCGTCAACATTAGTCTCTGACGGCTTCAACAGCACTGAGCCTAGGTTTAGCTGTAATGTATTAATCCAAAACCAAGATGATGCATATAAGTTGATAAATGATTTATCTAGTGTAATGCGTGTGATGCCATATTGGGCAACTGGTGCCGTAACTATCTCGCAAGATTCACCACGCGATGCATCTTACCTATTCACAATGGCTAACGTTACGGAAGCTGGCTTTAGTTATGCTGGCAGCAGTTTAAAAACCAGGCACACAGTTGCAGTCGTAACTTACCTAGATACCCAGACCCAAGATATTGCATATGAGGTTGTAGAAGATGCGGCTGGGATTGCTAAATACGGTGTAAATAAAACTGAGTTGCGAGCTTTTGCCTGCACCAGTCGCGGGCAAGCAGCAAGGCTCGGGTATTGGGTTCTACACTCGGGGGCAAATGAGACCGAAGTGGTTACATTCGCAGCAAGCGTTGAATCTGGTGTTCTTGTAAGGCCAGGGCAAGTAATAAAAATTGCAGATCCATTAAAAGCAGGTATCAGGCGAGCTGGCCGGATTAGTGCTGCAACAACAACTCAGATCACAGTTGACAATACAAGTAGCACAGATTTAACTAATTTGTTCAATGCAAAACTAACTGTTATAATGCCTGATGGCAGCATTGAAGAGCGAACAATTACTACTGTCGTGAATGCTGTTATTACAGTATCCACCGCATTCTCTACAACACCTAATGTAGGAAGCATATGGATGCTGCAAAATACAGACGTTGAAGCAACAACATGGCGAGTGCTTACGGTAACAGAAAGCAACAATACAGAATATTCAATCTCAGCATTAGCCCATAACCCTAGTAAATATGCATATGTAGAACAAAATAGACCGTTGCAAAATCCAAATATATCGGTTACCGAATTAAGCCCTGAGCCTCCTGTGGGTATCAACTCCCAGGAAGTATTCTATGTTTCCAATAACAGGGCAACCTCAAAAATAGTTGTTAGGTGGCAACCTGTACGTGGAGTAGGCGAATATCGAATCCAATGGAAACGTGGCGATGGGAACTGGAATTTAGTTGATAGTGTAAGCGCCGAGTACGAAATCTTAGAAGCCGACATTGATACTTATTATATTCGTGTTTATAGCTTAAATCCATTACGGATACCATCAACTGATTATGAAGAATTAATTGTTACAACAGTTGGCAAAACTGAGGTGCCAGCAGATGTGAGTGATGTGTCATTAGTGCCAATCAATGAATCAAGCGCAATTTTAAGCTGGGCGCGTAGCACTGAACTTGACGTACTGGTAGGCGGCAAAGTATTGATACGTCATAGCAAGGTGACAGCAGGCGCAACATGGGGTGAATCGCAGGAGATCGTACCGTCTGCTGCTGGCAACCAGACACAAAAACAAGTGCCATTATTAAATGGTAGTTATTTGCTTAAATTTGAAGATGATGGCGGTAGGCGTAGTACTAATGCAACAGTTATTACGGCTGACTTAACAATAGTACAATCACGGCTAACAATAAAAAATGTAAATGAAGAAGATTATAATTTTACTGGTTCTGGCAGCAGCCTTACCAACATGATATATAACGCGGGATATGATGCAATAATTATTGTTGATTCTTTTCCGCTTTACGTTGACGAGGGATATGTAAACGTGAATTATGTTGCAAACAAAGATCCGGTTTATAATGGTGAATATAATTTAGGGCTAAATAGCAGCAATCCATTAGATCTTGGTGCTACTTATGATATCAACATCCAAAGGCGTATTGCATCAGCAGGTTTTAGTGCGATTACTTTATGGGATAGCCAAACTGAATTAATTGATACATGGCAGACTATAGATGGCACTGCTGTGGATAAAGTATCTGTTGCCATGTATGTGCGTTACACTACTGATAACCCAGCAAGCTCACCAGTATGGAGTAGCTGGCGTGAATTTAGTAATGCCATAGTACGTGGCCGTGGGTTACAGTTTAAAATTATTGCAGCCACTGAAGATATTGTTCAAAATATACAAATATCACAACTTGGTGTTTTGGTTGAATTACAGCAACGTGTTGAGGTATCAGCTATTTTAACAACAGGTGCTGCTGCTTATAATGTGACATATACAAAAGCATTCTATGCTGCACCATCCATTGGGATTACACCTTACGACCTAGTACATTCTGAGGATTTTACAATCACAAGCGTTACCAGAACCGGCTTTACAATTGCCTTTAAGCAAGGCGCCAGCTTCCTTGCGCGAAGCTTCACCTATACTGCGGTTGGCTTTGGAGGTGTGATCTAGTGGCTCAACATGATTATGACATTGGCAACCAAGCCGGTTCAGCATTTAGAGCCGACCTAAACAATGCGCTGGCCGCTATTGTCAGCGTTAATAGCGGATCATCAGATCCGGCTACCATGTTTGCCTATCAGTTATATGCTGACACAACTACTAACCTATTAAAACAGCGTAATAGCGGTAATAGCGGCTGGGTAACAATTGGGACATTAGGCACCACCAACCTGGGCCTAGCTGCATTAGCAAGCCCTACATTTACTGGCGTTCCGTTAGCACCTACGGCATCGGCAGGCACTAACACCACGCAGATAGCAACTACATCTTTTGTGGTGTCAAGCTATTTGCCACTAACTGGCGGTACAGTCACCGGCAACGTAACGCTAAATGCACAATCTGATATAAGGTTTGCTGATGCTGATAGCAGTAATTTTGTAGCATTGCAGGCCCCAGCAACTGTTGCGGCAAACCTGACATTGACCCTACCGGCGGCTGATGGTAGTAGCGGCCAGGCATTAACAACAGATGGCTCAGGCGCCCTTAGCTTTGCCACTATTGGTGGTGTGCCGATTGGTGCAGTATTCCATTTTGCTGCCAGTACCGCCCCGACAGGATTTCTAAAGGCCAATGGTGCTGCAGTAAGTCGTACTACATATGCTGCTTTATTTGCTATTACCGGCACCACCTACGGCGTTGGTGATGGCAGCACAACATTCAACCTGCCTGATCTGCGTGGTGAATTTATACGTGGTTGGGCTGATGACCGTGCAGTAGATACAGGCCGTGCATTTGGTAGTGCGCAAACTGATGGGATTAGGGCCAGTACTGTTGCGGGAATTGCTCGAACATACTATTCAGGGCAATCAGCTACAGGAGAATTTAGCTGGGCCGGTGGATCTGGGGAATTAGCTAATAACGCCGCTCAAGGCGGAGATTATCAAATAAACTTAGGTAGTGCGCCTGATACCAGACCACGTAACGTGGCGTTGCTAGCCTGCATCAAGTTCTAGCGGCTACAATGAACCCATGATCTACCCCTCCACTCTCAACCTAACAGTGCTGCAAGACAGTACTTTTGAGCAGGATCTTATTATTACAGAAGCAGCAAAACCCGCGACATTAAATGATGCTACTAATATAATTACAAGCGGATGCCATGGCTTAGTAGCTGGTGATCGTATTGCTTTTGCCGTTAGTGGTGGCAGGTTGCCCTGTGGCATCCAAGCAACTGAGAATTACTTTGTATTAGCTGATGGTCTTACCACTGGTGCATTTAAAATTAGCACTAGTGCCGGTGGTGCAGAGATAGATTTTACGATACTTGATACTGCCGCAACTTATGAAATTGGTAAAGTAATTGACTTGACTAGTTATACATTTGATGCTGATATACGTAGCGGCTTCGGCGAATCATTAGCTGGCTCCTTGATATGCACTGCTACTAGCGCCATTGCAGGTAAATTAAGTTTATCATTAACAGCAGTAACGACAGCAGCGTTTACCGCTGGTTCTTATGTATGGGACTTAAAATTAAAAACTGCTAGCACTAGCTATTATTACGCTAAAGGCAGCTTTACAGTTACTGCAACTGTATCAAGAGATTAATGCTAGCCCCTACAGTAACCACTACTATTTTGCTAAGCCGCAGCTTAGAGTATAGATACTTTATTGCATCTGATATTGGCATAGCAAGATCAGCACCAATTTTATTTTTCCATTTGCAGTATGTAGTAGCTGGCTATGTCGAAGCAGGCTACACTGTCCTCTAACACCCCCATCCATTAACCCATGACTACTATTGTTACCCGCGCAGGCAAAGGTTCACCGCTAACGCACACTGAGGTTGATACAAACTTCACAAACCTGAATACTAATAAACTAGAGACCGCAGCAATACCGCTGGGGACATTAGCGGCGCCAAGTATAAGCTTCCTAAGTGATGCCAACACCGGCATCTATAGCCCTGGCGCAGATACGGTTGCATTCGTAACAGCAGGTAGTAACAGAGTTCATATTACGTCTGGAGGACTTGTAGGCATAGGGACTTCTGGGCCAGCCGAAAAGCTTGATGTTGTAGGCAACATTAGAATAACTGGAAACCAATCTTTAATCTTTCAGCAAACTTCTGGAGTAGCGGTAGGTGCAGTTAGTTTTAAAAATTCCGCAGGAGTTCAAAAAGCAGCTATAGCAAGTTATTATAATGTAGCCGACGAAGGAGCTATTGAGTTTGTTGCTCCAACAAATAACACTAGTGTGATAATTAGAAGCGACGGGAAAGTAGGGATTGGCAATACTGTGCCTAGCGCAAAGTTAGTTTGCGACGGACATGTT